ATACAGGTTGAGCATGTTCTGGTAGTCGGTGGACTCCAGCATGGCGCTGGCATCCTCAAAGCCCAGCACCCGCGCAGTCAGTGCATTTAGATCGGCAATACCGACATCGCGCATGGTTGCCGCCACGTTCTCGCGCTGCACGGCCTGCACAGATCCCTCGCCCAGCACCACGCCACTTGCGGCAGCTCTTGCACGCACAGCCGCGTTGGTGGCACGCATGTTCTTGAGCAGGGTGTTGCCAGCGATGGTGTAGTTTTGCGCCTCAATCTCAGCTTTCTTGAGCGTGCGGCCAGCTTGGATCGTCGCGTATTGATCTGCCATGTCTGCACGAATTTCGGCCACCGCAAGGGTGTCACGCGCCTGCAGCAGGTAGCTTGTCTGCTGGTTGATGGCTGCAGCTTTTTGCGCCTCGGCTTCACCGTAGGCTCCAATTAAACCTGCTATTCCAACTACTTGTCCGGGTGTTACTGCTGTTGCCATGTCATGTCCCTGAGAAAACCGCCACGCGGTAGTCCAAGCCCAGCAGGTTCATCTTGACCGGCAGGTTTTGCGACACCTCGATGAACTGCTCGCGGCTGTAGCCAAGCACGCCGTTGACCCGCTTGATGCCGGTGAACTCTGGCAGCGGGTCATCCAGCAGCGGGTTGTCAAAAAGTCGGAATGCCACGGGCTGGTTGTTGATGATCATGTTTTGGGTCTCATTTACCACAGCGCTGATCTCGACAATGCGCTTCTTGAACGATACCCGGCTGCCAGTCTGCAGCTTGACCTCGGCAGGCATGGTCTTGACGTAGACGTTGATCGGCAAGCCGACCTCGTAGCTCGTCACAGATTCGCGATCAAAGGTCACTGCACCACCACCGCTTACGGTCTCATTGCTTTGCGGCGAGCCATCACAGATCACGTTGAGCGACTTGCCAATATGGGGCAGGCCGCTGCCTACACCACCCGCCGAGCCGCCCACAAACGCACAGTCGGTGAAGTACTCGTAGCCAAAAAGCTCAATGAAGTACCTGTCAACGCTGTTGAACGTGCGCTTGGTCACCACATAGATGGCATTCACATCCACACCGACATCGATGAAGAACCCGTCGGTGGTGAACTCGGATGGGCTGGTCACCTGCTGGCTGCGCATGATGCTGAACACGCCCATGCTGCCGTCATCGGTGTTGGTCATCAGCAACAGGTCAGCCTCTTCAGTGCTCGATGCTTTGCGCAACGCCACGCGCTGCGGCCCTTTAAGCAGGTGGCCAGACAGCAGTGAGATGCGCTGGGTGATGTATGTGAGCTGGGTGTCAGAGAACACAAACTCGTTGAGCGACTTGCCTTGGCGCTGAATGTAGATCGAGCCAGACTCCACAGACTGCACGCGGGTGCCCGGCTTGATGCCGTTGCGGCTCACGTTCTTAAACGTAAATGTCAGCGGGGTGACCGGATCGGTGCCCTGCTGCGGCACATAGAACTCGCCGCCAGTGGTGAACACTTGAAAGTCACGCGAGCTGATAATGTCTGTGATGACGTTCAAGTCATTGGTGTCCAGCGTGGCTTCAACCGCGTCGTCATCGAGTGACTCGGTTGGAACGAAGTCAAAAAACAAGCCGATCTTGGATCCCCAGATGGTGGATGGCCGTGATTTGCTGCCACCAAAGTACAGGCGACCCTCATGGAAGGTGACCGTGCGTGGCCAGCCCTTGCCTGCGCTCCACACATCAACGTAGCCGGTTTCAAGCTCCCAAGCGCCAGAGGCCACCGCAGAGGTGTCAAAGAACGGGTATTCAGTGATCACCTTGACCACGGTGGTGCTGACGTACTCGACAATGCGAGCCCGGCCTTGGGTGGCCACGTTGACATACTGGTTGACATTGCCAGCCGAGAACACACCAACCGAAGCCGTCAAAGTCACGTTGCCGGACACCGCGCTGGGTGTCAGGGTGGCTGCCGGGTTTGTGGTAGCCAAGGTGTAGGCATACTTCGGAATGCTGTCAAAAGTGATGGTGCTGGCCGTCCATAAAGAATCAGACGCACCGCGCACGATCTTTACCGGCTGCAAGTCAGGGTGGACAACGATCAAGGTGTCGGCAGACTGCGTCCAGCACATGTCGTCAACCATGTCGCTGCTGATTGTGGTTGTCAGGTAGCTGTTGCCAGTGCCATTGATGTTGGTCACCACTGCGCCATTCTTGACAACGTGCATGCGGTTGTGGGTAAAGCACAACATATAGCTGTCAGACACCGAAAACTGGAATGGCACCAGTCGCACGCCATTGGCTGCGCTGGATGCGCCAGCAGATGCGTTGGGAAGCTCAAAGATGTGCTTGGTGCCGGGCCTGCGACGCAGTCCACCTTGAGGTTGGATCAGTACGTTGGTGGCCTTGGCCAGCGCGTTGTTGTAGGCCTGCAAGTCAACCCGCGCACGCAGCAAAGGGTCGAGCTCGCCCGTCGCAAAGTTGGTGGTGAACTCTACAAAGCGCGGCATCAGTTCCTCACTGCGATCAAGCTGTAGTCTTCAATGATGCGCACAGGGTTGTTCTGACCATCGATCTGAGCTGCAGTGCGGAAGTACCCGCCACGGCCATTCTCAGAGATGTCGCCAGTCGCCACGCGCTGCCACTTGGCAGACTTGTCTTGTTGCTCGGTGATGGTCTCAGCAATGTGCCAAGCCACCATGTATTTAAGAAGCTGCACAAAGTACTGCGGCATGGCGTACTCAGGCACGCTGTATTGGTAGTCGATGTAGACGCTGGTCAGGTTGGTGAGCAGCTTGTCGCCTTGGATCTCCCAGTCCTTTTGCACCGGGCTGCCGGGGTTGGGGCTGTTGTACACGGCACGCGGGTTGGCCAGCTTGTCGCCGGGCAACTGGTACTCGTAGCGCCAAACAGTTGTTGGGGTGGTGATGAGCTGCGCGAGCTGCACCTTCTTCATGGAGAAGCTCCATGGGTACATGACCAATGTCGAGTCGCGTATGTCTGGATAGAGTCGGTCGCACACGCTGGACTCATCAGTGCCATCGTTAAAAGACGAAATTGCCTTGGCTCCAATCAGAAGCAAGGCATCAGAACAGATCGATACACCAGTGTCGCCAGCAGCCATTTGAACCTCTCAATGTGAGAAGGGCCAGCCTCCGAATACTCAGTGGCTGGCCCAACTATTCTGGCACCGATTTAGTCAGTGTCAGTTGCAGTTACGGTCACGCCGTCAGTGATGTCAACAACGCCAGAAGAGTTGCTGTTCACATAAGCTGTTGACATCACCGGAGTGCCACCCGTTGCCGAGTAGCAGAAGATCAAGTCGCCAACCTTGAGGATGGATGCCACCGAATTGAAATACCCAGAAGCGCGGATCACACTTTGTGCGTCAGTGCTGGTGTAGGTATAAATTGCGGGAGCATTACCAGCCTTTGATTGGCCACCAATTGCGTTAAAGCCAGTGCTAGAAAAAGCCATGTCAGTCTCCTAGATCAAGATTCACGGCAGGTAATCGAAACGATACCTTCCGCGTCGATTGCAACAGCGCCAGCACTGAAGACTTCGTTCACCAACCAAGAGGTTTTCTCGGGGATGTAGTTGATCTCAGTGCGCATGGCAATGCCTTCACCGTAGCCGATTGCATCCTTGTGGAATGCAAAGCAGGTGCGGTCAAGAGAGCCGTCGATGGCCAAGCCACCTTCGGTGCGATCACCCAACGTATGGAACGTGAAGCCCAAGTAGGTATTGATCTCGCCTTGCACCAACGCTTTCACGCTGTTGAAGTCGGAGCTGGTCACGCTGGTCTCGGACAACAAGTTGGCCAAGCCGTTTGCGTGGATGATGATGTGACGGCCATCAGGCGGCACATTACCTTTGTCCAACAGGCGTTTCGCTTCGCGCAGCTTGGCGATGTTCATGTTGGTGTTTGCGCCACCGACGCTGTTGGCGACAGTCAAGCTGGTGCTTGAGTTTGCCAAGGCATCCAGAATCATCTGGTCTTGGCGACGGCCCATAGCGCCAGCCACAACTTGCACCAATTCTTGGCGCTCGTCGAAGTTGACTTTGGCTTGGGAGAAGATGTCGCTGTACTCTGCAGCGTTGTAGTCAGCCAATGTCAAAGTGACAGTGCTGAAGCCAACGTTCAAAGGTGTGACATCAGTTTGGGGAACGCGAACTGTGGCAACACCACGGCCCACTTTGGGGAACTTGACAGTTGAACCCTCGACTCCACGACGCTGGCGAACCGCCGGAACAAGCATTGCTTTGCCTTGGTAGGCTTGCTTGACTTCCGCGTCGAAGAGAGTAACGAAGGCATTGCTTAAAGAAATGCTCATTTGGATACCTCATTCGGTTGTTGGAAAAACATGGTTCTCGCGCCGGTGAGCCTGATAGTCAGGGCCGATTGCTTGCTGGTATCGCCAGCCAATCGTCTGCATCTCGCAGCGGTCAGGGTCGGTTGCCCGGTAGGCCTTGGCGCGATTGTATGTGTTTTTTGCAACAGTGCAATAGGGGTGTTTGAGCACTGGACAAAAAAGACCCAGCCGAAGCTGGGTCAACTGGCAACTGCTTGCCTTGGAGATCTCATTTGATTGTCGCGTGGAACATTCTTTCAACCTTTTGGCGATAGGCAGTATCGGTCTTGTATCTGGGGTCATTGACCATTTGATACAGCTCTTCTTTGCTGGGCGTGCCTTCCAGCGGGGCGCTTTGCACTGGCACCCGGCCTTCGTAGGCCTCGCGCACTTTCATCAGCGCGGTGATGCCGCGAGCTGTGCCGCCCATGATCTTGAACTCTTCAAAGTCGTCCTTTGACCAGACACCCTTGTTGACCAAGCCGCGAGCCCAATCCACCATGCCGTTGACGATTGCGCCAGCGTTGGGGCCGAGCTGCTTCATCTCGGCTGCCGGGTCAACCATGTCGCCTTGCATGATCTCCTTGGCTTGGGTCTGCAGGTTGTTGACAAGGTCGTCAAACGCGGCCTGAGACAGGCCATTGTCCTTGGCCCAACTTGACAGGGTGGTGGCGATGGGATTGGTCTCAGCTTCTTCGCCAAATGACTTGAGGTCGTACTTGCCGTCTGCTGGCGCTTTGTGCTTGCCTTGGCTGATTTGCTTACGCAGATCTGACCAGCTCTTGGCGATGCCTTCTAGGTCGGGCTCGTTGGAGTCCTTTTTCCAGAAGTTCTCAGGCCAGAAGTCAGGTCGTTCAAGCGGCTCATCA